TAACTCTGCATCTGATTTAATATACTTGTCAACATCTTGTTTAAGTATTTTAATTTCAAATGGTTTCTCTCTGTAAACTTCTTCAGGTGCTTTACCTGTATAATATTCCCATTTGTCTTTTGCAAGTATATCATAATCGTCTTCCGCTTTCTTTAGAAGTAATGAAAATTTAGAAAGATATTTTAGATATTTGTTGTGAATGATAGGTGTACGAACTGATTCTATATCAAGTTCAGTATCGTCTATCTGTAAATCTTTAGTAGCTTCTTCTTGTAGTTTTTCTAAATCCATAGTGTATTATATCACAAAAATATGATTTTGTCAAGTTATATTGTATAAAATTCGTAATATTTGTATCCAAATCCAACAGTTGCAGTTAAATAAGTAACATCAGTATCTTGTGTAGTTAAATTAACAGCACTGATATTTTTAGGATAAACATCTCTAAATCGTACTTCTAAAGAAGGATTGTTTTTAGATGTAAGTATTGTTAGTGTTGCATCAGAATAAATGGCTGCGTCTGGTGTTGCAGGATATGTCTTACCTGATTCAGTTTGTACACCACGACTTTGTGAAAGTGGCATACGATCAGATCCTTCACTTAGTAGATTCTGAAACTGTGTGTGATTTTCTGGAAAAGATAATCCTTTTAACCATGTATGTACTTCTCTGTAATTTCTGTACTGTTCATCAATTATAAAAGTTGCTGACAAATCTTCATAAGTCAAATCAGAACCTGCAAGTGTTATTTGTTGTAATGGTGTAGGTTGTGTTAACTCAGTAACAGTAATACCTGGTATGGTGATTGTTTGACAAAAGAACTGTACTTCTGGAAGTTTTTGTATTTGAAATCGAAACTGTGTCGGTGATGCGAAATCTAATTCGTTTCCCGATGGTTGTCGAACTGTTGCATTTGTAGTTGTCATACTATTATTTATGCAAATAAAAAAGGGGAGATTCCGAAGAACCTCCCCTTGTGGTGTGGTTGTGGTAAACTAAGTTACCAACAATCTAACACAAATTACATAATGTTTGTAACTTGTACTTTTCTGTAGTAAACGTTGTTGTTATCAGCACCAGTAGTATCGGCACCAGATACAGCAGCAGAACTCTCAGCGAATGGGTTTCTTACTAGACCATATCTAGTTTTGAATCCAATCTTAGGCTGGAAGCTGTTCTCGCCTACTGCACGTACCATTTGTAATGGAACATATGGGCAATAGAACATACCTGCGTCATATGGTGATGTACCTTTGTAACCAATTGTGTAGAACTGCTTTGCAGCTGTGTTCGCACTGTATGGATCAATGTACACTTTGTATCTACCGTTTAATACACCAGCAAATGTGTTGCCTGTGTCATCTACGCTTAGATTGTTGTTTAAAGCGGGTGTGTAGTCTAGTACGCCAGCCATTTGTAAAGCAGAAGCAACATCTGAAGAACAGATAACAACGTTACCTTTTCCTCTACGTGTTTCTTGTGCAATAGCGTTCGCATCTCTTTCAAGTTGGAACATTAGGCCTTTGAACTTCTCAACTGACCAACGACCGTTAGAATCTGTGTCTAAGTCAAAGATTCCAGCGTTTGTTGTGTTAGTTTGAGCACCTTTTTTCGCTTTAATATAAATTGTTCTTACAACTTCTCTGTTGATCTCAGCAAGAATTTCAGCAGATAGAATATTTGATAATTCTGTTTCTGCATCTAAACCGTGAATTGCTTTTAGGTCTTGAGCGAGTTCCATTGTGTACTCAGCTTTTAACGCACGTGATCTTGCAGTTACTGTTGTCTTCTCAATTGAGAAAGCCATTTCAGCAAAAGCGTTTCCGTCTGTATCTCCTAAAGCTTCACCGTATGATGTTGTATGTCCTCTACCTCTCTTATATGTACCAGGTGTTGAATCGTTCAATACAGCTGGGTTAGTACCTGTGTGTATTGTACCTGCAGTAAGATCAGCAGTTGATGAACTTGTAGCATTTCTTGATGAAAAGTCTGTGTCTGCCTCGTTAAACAACGCTTCAGTGCCAGCTTGAGATGCATATCTGCTCTTCATTGCGAAGATAAGACCAGTTGGACCAGTCATTGGTTGTACACCACAGATGTCGTATGCAATTAAGTTAGGCATAGAACGTCTAACGAGAGAAATTAGAATTGGATCCCAATTCGCAATAGAAGCACCAGTTGCGTTTGTAGGTGCAGCTTCACCAAGGAATGCTCTGTCTTCTTTTAAAGCTTTCTCTTGGTTTTCGAGGATGACAGTTGTTACAGCTCTTTTATAAGCATCTTTGATCTCTGGAAGATCGGCGTGCTCAAGAACTGGTTGCCACTTCTCTTGTAATGTTTCAGATAAAAACATTTTTCTCTCCTTATTTACTTTCGTTATAATATTTATTAAAACTCATACTTTTAGTATAGTTTCTTTGTTTTTGTTCTTGAGATAGCGGCTGTATATGCTGACATAGTACCAGTCATATCAATCTGTCCGCCCTCGGCGTCATTAGTTTCTGTAACGTTATTTGTTGCTTTTTCTTTTACAAAATAAGATTCTTTAATAGTTTCTAATTTTGCTTTGTAAGAATCAGCATCTTCATAATCGATACTTTCTACCAAACCCTTGAACTTCTCCTTCTCAGAATCAGCAAGTGAATCTGAAACGGATTCAAAGATAGATGATTTAGTTTGCTCACCTACTTCTTTATTCAGTTCAACAATTTTTGAAGTTGCTTCATTTAACTTTCCTTTGAGTTCGTCAATCTCAGTTGCCTGAGCTTCTAGTACGTTGTACTTCTCATCTGGAATGTCAATGTAGTGGTCTTCAAATAATTGCTTAAGACCTGAAATAAAGTCTTCAGCGATTTCACCTTTAACACCTTTTTCAATCGCAAGTTCATTCTCTTTCATCCATTCCTCAACTACGTAGTTAAGATATGAATCAACTTTTTCAGTTAATTCAGCTTTTACGGATTCTTTAGATTCTTCTAAATCTTGAGCGTATTCTTCTTCTAATCTTTCGATTTCTGCTCTCACTTTTGATTTGATTGCAGCTTCGAAAATAGTAGCAGCTTTAGATTTAAATTCCTCTGAAAGTGAATCATCGCCATTGACTAAAGCGTCAACATCTTCTTTGACGTTAATCTCTTTGATTTTTTTGTCAACTGCTTCTTTTTTAGCAGTATTTTCGGCTTCCTCTTCTTTTTCTGATTCTGCTTCGTCTTTCATTTCCATTTTGTTGTACATCGCCTGAAGATCGTCTTTTGACATTTCCTTCATTTTGTCGTACATGGCTTGAAGCATACCAGGTTTAGATTGAGGCATTTCTGCGAGTTCCTCGCCTTCATGGTCAACTTGGTCGCCAGCGGCTAATGGTTCTTTTATACTTGAAGAACCTTGAGAACTTGGAGCAGAATCACCTTTGTCAGCCTTTGCTGTTTGAGCATCTTTCACTTGCTTGACACCTTTAGCGTAGTCTTTCTTAGGTGCGTCTGGTGATGTCACCGCCGGACCTGTATCGTCAACTTTGCTTGATGCTTTTGCAATGTGAGAAGGTTCGCCTTTTACAGCCTTTGCCTTAGGCGCATCAGCAGCTTCCGCAACTTCTTGTGTTGCGATCGCTTCTAATTCGTCTAGTTTTTGTTCTACTTCTGACATTAACTCTCTCCTTATTAATTCGAATTAATAATATAATATTTATAAATACTACAATTTTGAAAGAAAAGATTCAAAAACTGCAGCTTGTTTTTCTGCAAGTTCTCTCTGTTTTGCTTTCTCAATTGTCGTCTTCATTTCGTGTATATCGACTTCTCGTATAACACCGTTGTCCCATATCCACTCTTTGCCTTCCATAATGCCTTGTACAAAAGCTTCTGGAGCAGACGGATCTGCGACTATATCAGCGGCTGTTGCTAAGTAAAAATCACTTTTTACATAGTTCGAACCGCCTTTATTCTCCAGCGAACCCATGCCTCTGGAAGAAACTCCTAATTTTGCACCTTCGTCAATTAAATTCTTCACAATTTTTCCATAAGGAGTGTCCATAATTTTGGCCTCTCCGATAAAGTTTTTGCCTTCAGGTGTTAAACTGGTGATCATATG